ATTTTTTGTTTTTTTTTTTAATTTTTATCTTTAACTATAAATAGTGTCTTTGAATTTTTTTAGATTTTTATAAAATAAACCTAAAATTAAAAAAGTAAAGCATTATTTATATAATGTTATGAATAAGTATAATAAAGAAAAAAAAGTAAAATCTATCTTAAAAAGAACTAAAAAAAGACTTCTTAAGCCAAAGAATAAAATCAAAACAATAAAATACCTACAAGCTCAAGCTTACAGGATGGATAAAAATAAAACTTGGCCAGAAATAGAGTTTGAATCAATACTGAAGGAGATGGATATCAAATATGAATCTCAAAAAATATTAAAGGGAAAAATTTATGATTACTATATCCCAGACTATAATATGCTATGTGAGGTTGATGGAAACTACTGGCATGGTGACCCTGAGAAATATGAAGCTCTTAATGAGGTGCAAAAAAAGATTTCTCAAAATGATAGATATAAAAATATAATAGCCAAGGGAATGGGTTACAATATCTTTAGAGTATGGGAGTCTGAACTAAAGGAAAGTAGAGAATGTGTTAAAGAAAGAATTGAAAATGAAATATTAATCAAGAAATTCTAATTCTGTTTCTATTTCTTCGTGATGTTCTTTTATAAATCTAGTTAATGATGTTTGCCTAATGTTTGGGTTAGTATTTTTAACAGACCTTTCAAAAGCATCTCTCTCTCCAACAAAGATAGCCATACGCCTAGCTCTAGTTAGAGCTGTATATATTAAATTTCTATATAGCATTATATAATGTTGATTAAGTATTGGTATTATAACCACATCAAACTCAGAACCTTGAGATTTATGACAAGTTATACTGTATGCTAAGTCTAATTCAATTATATTTTGTCTTTCATAAGAAATTAGCTTATAAGACTTTTTGTTTCCAAATCTAATAATTAAACTAGAGTTTTTTGAACTTATTTTTGTTATATAACCTATGTCGCCATTAAAAACATTTAAATCATAATTATTAGAAGTCTGCATAACTCTATCTCCTTCTCTAAAAATCTTTTCTCCTATTACAATCTCCTTTTTATCATCTGTCTTAAAGTTAATCTCTTCTTGTATTCTTCTGTTTATTTCCCTAGTTCCTATTGAGCCTTTATTCATAGGAGTTAATATTTGTATTTCACTATCTTTACCTAAATATTTAGATACAGTTTCAGAATATAGTTTAACAATCATATCTATTGCATTTATTCCATACTTTAATGTTGAAAATTTAACATCATTTTTATCTAAATCCATAGAAGAATCTATAAATATACAATCACTTCCATCATTCCATATTTCTGGGTACTGTATAGGTGATTCTATATTTGGTACACGACCCTTATTCATGGTATGTGCATATTTAATTATTTTAGACTTTTCCGCTTGTCTAAAGACTTTTTCTAAAGCATATACATCTATACACTTACTTCCTATTAAGTCAGAAAGAAAATTTCCAGCACCAACTGATGGTAGCTGGTCTTTATCTCCAACTAATAAAATTTGAGTATTAGGGGATATTGCCTTAAAAAATGAAGCAGCTAATCTAATATCAATCATGGAGCATTCATCTAATATAACAAAATCACATTCAAGTAAGTCTTTTTCAGATTTTCTAAAATTACTTATAGAAGCATCCCACTTTAGCAGCCTGTGAATCGTCTTTGAGTTAAAGCCTATTATTTCAGTCATTCTTTGTGCTGCTCTTCCTGTTGGAGCTGCCAACAAAACGTCTTTACCTAATGATATTAACATATCATAAACAAATTTTACAGTCGTAGTCTTTCCAACTCCTGGCCCACCAGTTAATATGGATAGGCCACTAGATAAAACTCCAATAACAGAATCAAACTGTTCATCGCTTAATTTTATATCTGATTCTGAAACCATTTTGTTCAACTTAATTTTTAATGGCAACATATCGCTAGCATATTTCTTTTTTGCTAGTCTGACAACTTTTTCTGAGACATATTTTTCATCAAAATATAAATCTCTTGAATAATACCTTCTTTCATCCCTACCGTTATCTTTTGAAAAATTTATACAAACTATTTCCTCTTCAATCTCTTTTTTTGTTAAAATTTCTACAATTTTATCAGAAACATCTAATCCTATAAGTTTTTTTACCCTTCCTTTTATTTGTCTTTCTGTTAAATAACAGTGTCCGTCAGAATTATTGTTAGATAATATGTGATGTATTGCTGCTGTAATTCTCTCTTCTCCATATTCATCAAACCCTAAGCTCATGGCCAATTTGTCTGACATTGAAAATCCTACGCCATTTATATCAGAAGATAATTTATATGGATTCTTTTTTATTATAGGAATAGAGTTTATTCCATATTCTTTATATATTTTAACTGAAAAAACTGTACTTATCATATGCTCTTGTAAGAATAGCATAATATTATTCATCTCTTGATTCTCTCTCCAGCTATCTTTTAGTACATTTAGCTTCTTTCTATTTATACCCTTAACCTCTTCTAATCTATTGATATTATTTCTAAAAACATCTAAAGCATCATCTCCAAAATAATTAACTATCTTCTTTGCTGTAACATGACCTATTCCAGGAAAGAATCCAGAGCTTAAATATCTAATAACAGCATCTTTAGTTGCTGGAGGTAGTTCGTAGCAAGATTCTGCCTTAAATTGCTTTCCGTATTTTGGATGTTTAGTCCATACTCCAGTAAAACTCATTGTCACACCTTCAAATATTTTAGGTTGACTTACGGTGACTGTAACACTTTCTTTTACTTTATCATCTTCTATAATTTCAACATTAATTATTCCATACCCATTTAATGGACTGTGAAATGTAACTCTTTTTACAACTCCAATAAAAGTTGACTTATTATCTATGTTAATAATTTCTTTCAATATCTTTTAGTTTTAAATGTTTAAATTCCACACTATTTGGTATATTATAATTAATATAATAAATATTACTTACACTAAAAAAGGCTATGTCAAATTCCTTTGTTTTAGAATTTTCAAAGAAAAACTCTATTTCATTGAAATTTTTAACTAAACAACATTCATCATTCAAAAAATAAGGAAAAGCAATTATTTCTATTTTTCCAATACTACAAATATATGAAAATAAATGTAAACTATCAGGCGTGTCATAAGATGTTTTTGATTCCACAAATTGTGTGTCTATTTTTTCTTCAATTATTTGAGCAATTTCCATTGATACAAATAAAGTATATCTCTTATTTAATCTTTTTATTTTTTTTATAAAAGAAACTACATCAGTTACTTTATTTGTATTTTCTAGAATAAGCTCATTATTAAATCTTAATTTTTCACTCCTAAACTTATTAAAAGATGCCAATATAACTTCAGATACAAAATTTTCAGAAACCAGATTAGCCAACTCTAATTCTGTATCAATACCCATAGCATTTATATCTTGAGCTATTTCTGGGTTTACCTTTGTTTTGCTTTTAAATGTGTAGGATTTTCCTTTTTTATTAAACAAACCAAAAGATAATCGTGTAATTGGTATGTGTTTATTTTCAAAAAATGTTTCAATATGATTATCAAACCTCTTTCCATAGAAAGAGTCCTCATTTGTTAAAATCTTATTTTCTAATATTAATTCTCTTGTAAAGTTCATTAATTAAAATCTTCAACTTGAAACATTCCCAATTTTTTCATGCCCAAAACTAAATCATCTAACATTCCCCCTATAAAAACTCTTACATTCTCATCTTTTGACAAATCAAATTCTTTATTATTTATTATTTTATTAATATTATCACAATGCATAACTAAAGAGCTTAGTAAGTAGTGAGGGTCAAAATACCATCTTGATTTAATTAAATTATATTGTAAAATATTAGAATTAAAATCATCTTTATTCTCAAAACTTATGCCCTCCACTTTTAGTTTATTAGAAGTTTTACTAAATACATATCCTGGAGTCTCTTTTAAAAACTCTTTATTTGATAAGTCTATTTTTCTGATAGACTCTCTAGGGGTTGAAAATATAATGCCAGAAATAATATTATAAAATAAGTCTGAAGATGAAAACATACCTTTCATATGGTTATTAATTTCAGAATAGGATACTATCTCTTTTTTAGATTCTATCTCTACAAAATTAATTCCTCCTATATTTACGTACTCTATAGATTTATTGTAAATATGTTCTTTTTTTATGTAATAAGAGCTTTTTTCATCAAAATTATTTCTTAAAAATAGTATTCTTGAATCTAAATCTTTTATAACATGAAAGTCATTATAAAAGATTTCTTTTTTACTATTTTTTAAATTTTCTTTTAAATTTTCATCTAATTGAAAATCTTTTTCATAAAAAAACTTATCTATTCTGTGTGAAAAGTTTTTATGAAAAAAATTGTAACCCATCATTTTTGATTTTATAGAATTATCTTTTTCAGATATGCCTTCTATAATAGAAGTTGACTTTCTAGCTATGTCCATAGACATAAATGATTTTGAAAAAATTAAATTTAACAAATCAATCTCATTAGCTGTTTTGTCTATATTTTTATTGTCACTTTGTACATAGTCAAAATGAGTTCTATTGTAAAAACAATCCTTTAAAACAAATGAATGCGGATAAATAACTATAGATTTACCTTTTCTTTTATCAACCTTGAATCCCCAATAATTCAGCCACTCAATTGCCGCTAAGCTTTTTGCGTTTTCACTCAGCTCTATACTGTGGGGGAAATATAAAATTAAATTTCCGTCTATTATTTTGTCTTTTATTTCACTATGGTCTAATACTATACTCATTCGTTTTCTTCTATATTTTCATCTTCTAAAGCTCCAAATTCACTCCTTAAAGATTCGTTTAATATTTCTTGAGAATCACTTGATAAAACTACCCAATTCGCTTTTTTTATATTTGAATTTTGTATTATTTCAGAAATAGAATTTATGTTTTCGACTAACCTTTTTACTTTTAACTTTTCATAAGGACCGTATTTATATATTTCTATTAATACCATCCTTCTGTTTTTAAATAAATTATAATCATCATTATAATTTATTGTACAATTTTTATAATCTTTAGCAGATTTAAATAATCCTGTTTTACCTTTTGACATTATCCTCTTAATATATTAGTGTTAGAAATTCCGCTTTTTTTGAAAGACTTTATCTTGACCTTTTTATAGTCTAATCCTAAATCTTTCAAATACTCTTCCATCGTTGGTAGTGCTACATTAAAGTAGTCACAAATGCATTCCTCGTATTCTTTAATATCTTCATCTGACAAGTTTTCTACATTAATTTCATAACCAGAAACATAATTAACGCTATCTTTATCTAATTCTTTAAAAGAATTAAAAGATTCTTTTAAAAATTTTGGTGCAATAATATCTCTTACAGATTCTTCACCATCTTTTTTTGTATACTTAAAAGATATTTTTCTTATAAATTCATTGTTATTATCCATTATTAATATTATTTTTTATATTTATTATAGTAAAGATTACTTGCAAAAGTAAAGAAAAAAAAATCATGATACAAGAAAATAACCTTATTTTAGGCTTTAAAAACCTAAAAGAATTAGCAATATCTACTTTTGGACTTAAGAGTTCTTTTATAAATTTCTGCACTTCAACCATAGCAATAGTAACTTCTTTTATAACAAATTATGTTTGGGATGATGCTAGCGCTGTATATTTTATGTTATTTTTAATAATAACTGATGCAGCAACTGGTGTGTGGAAATCTATAAAATATAAAACTTTCAGAAGCAGTAAACTTCCTAGGATATTAGTTTTATCAATACTATACGTTATTATGCTATCTATAAGTTGGAACGCCTCTAATTTCTCACCTTTATTTACATGGTTGCCAGGACTTGTTTACGGAGGCCTTATTGGCACTCAGATTGTTTCTGTATATGAAAACATTTCAGAACTTGGATATCTTCCAAAGGGGTTACTTTACGACATAAAAGATAGAATAATAGAGAAGATTAAAAATAATAAAAATTAATATATTCTTCTAAATTGAGCTCCATCTTGAAATTTTAACCAACCTCTATCTTTAGAGAATTTTGTTAAATATATACCTCCCACTTCCATTTTGTCTTTTATTCTATCATAAGCATCTTCCCACACAACCATTTTTACAGATGAACCTCCATCTCCAAGCTCAAGAGACCAATAGTTTTTACCATTTTTAGAAACTTTTTGAACTACATCCTTTAGTACAAAAAAATAATATTTTTCTTGTTTATCAAAATCTATTACAGACTCTATACTAAAATTATATTGCGTTTCAAACTCTTGTTTTATTGTTGATATCTTGTTAAACAACTCTAAGTCTAAAGAACAAACATCAATAAATTGTTTATATTTTTCATCTTTCTCGGTGGGCTCATATTTATCTTTTATGCTTTCTTGAGCTATATCAAAAGAATTTTGACCAAACAAATCAAGTTGCATAGTATTGGTTTTCATCTTCATTCTCCTAAGTTCCTTAAGCTCCTCTCTTGATTCTGACCAGTCGTCAAAAACTCCTGCCTTTAAGCATGATTCAAAATTAGTTTTATTAAACTTACTAAATGCATTAGTAAAAAATTTATCTTTACTTATACTTTCTACACTTACCTTTTGTAGCTCATCATAAGCAATTTCTCCCATTCCATTTATACTAGAAAAGCCCATTAACACACTTTCTTCATCTAACATAGTCCATTCCCACTTAGACTTTCTACTAGGAGGTAATATTTTTATGCCCTTTAAAAATGCTCCCATTATAGCTGAAGATAACCAGTTTTCATCATTTTTTGCATTATTTAACAGTGCTGTATAAAACTCTGTGGGATAATATCTTTTCATAAATAAAGTCTGCATAGCAATGTAACTGTAACTCACTGAGTGTGAACGATTAAACGAATATCCCAAATATTTAACTAACCACTCTTCTATAGATTTTATTTCTCCATCATTTAAGCCATTGGTTTTACATCCATCTTTAAACTTTTTCCATAACTCTATATATTCTTTATAACTCTTATTATTCTCTTCTTTAAGCTCTAGCTTATCTCCAGAAAGTCTCTTTTTTATAATCTTAGAGGCTTTGTCCATAACTTTTCTCAAATTATCTCCTTCACCTAAGCTCATGCCTCCCAGCTCATGAGCTATAAACATAAGTTGTTCTTGAAAAATTAAAACACCATTAGTGTCTTTTAGCAAAGGTTCCAAGCAACTATGTACTAAAGATGTATCTTCTGGGTGTTTTTTGTTTTTTATATATTCTTCATGAGCCTTTAGTCCCATCGGGCCAGGTCTATACAATGCATTTGCAGCAACCATCTCCTCAAAACTTTCAGTATGCATTTTTTTAATCATTTTTGACATACCGTCTGATTCAAATTGAAAAATTCCTTGATTATTTCCCCCTCTTAGTTCTTCAAACAAATCTGGATTGTCTAAATCTACATACTTAACTTGTTCTGATATATCTATTCCTCTATTTATTTTAACAAGATTTATAGATTCCTTTAATACATTAAGAGTAGTTAAATTTAGTCTATCTAATTTTAATATTCCTAAATCAGATAAGTCTTTACCGCTGCCCGACTCTTGAAAGCCAGAAACTCGAATTCCCTTAACTACATTAATAGGCATAGAATTCCAAACGTTGCTTGGAGTTATAACAATACCTGCCGCATGCTTTCCCAAATTTCTAACTTGACCTTGTAGTCTTAGAGTTATTTCTATTATTTTTTTATTTTCAGGGTCTAATATCCAATTTTTAACCCTAGTAGAACATTCTTTATTGTTTGGCCAATCTCTTAGCCAATCCTTTAGGTCGCCATCATATTTCATAAACATTTTTGGCATTTCTTTTGTGACCGAAAAAACATCAGACTCAAAACCTCCCTCTTGGCCAAAAGCTTTTGCAACATCTTTAAGACAACCTTTTTCATTAAATGTTGAAAAAGTAATAACTGGGAATACACATTCTTTCCCGTATTTATTATATAAAAACTCATCAGTCTTAACGTCAGAGCCAGTTTCAAAATCTATGTCAATGTCGGGAGGAGAATTTCTAGTTGGATTTAAAAATCTTTCAAAATATAAGCTAAACCTGAGTGGGTCAATCTTGGTAATATCTAAGCACCAAGAAAGTAAAGAGCCCGCTGCACTTCCCCTTCCAGGGCCTACTGATATGTCTTCTTTTTCACAAAATCTTATTAGCTCCCATACAACCAAAAAATAATCTAACATTTTCTTATCCTTAATTACGTTAAGCTCATAATTTAATCTATCCCTATATTTTTGCACCTTTTCTGCATCTACTTTTACTGGTCCATTATTTTCGTATATTTTTAATTTTTGATTTAATTTTGCATGAGATAACTTATGTATCAAATCTTCAGTATTGTCAGTTTTAAAATAGTTTACAACATCTTCTGTCGCCTTATAGTTAGGATATTTTTCAACATTTATTTCGAAATCAAAATTACATATAGAGGATAGTTTTTCACTTGTAATAAAGCAGGTTTTAAGAAATTTTTCATCATAATTAAAGCCAAATTCTTTATTAATTTCAAAGACATCTTCCATACCAAGATAGTACATCCCTCTATTTTCTTTTGTTCTAGATTTTTTTATAGACTTTTTTTGACTTACAGACTGTAAGACATCTTGAATTACATTATCTTCTTTTTTGGGATAATATATTTCATTACTAAATATTAAAGCCATACTATATTTGTTGGCCATGTTTATTATGAAATTATTATATTGTCTTTGTAATGAATTATCCTCTATAGATATTTCTGCTATATAAGATTGCTTTCCAAATTCATTTAACATTTTTTTCAAATAATTTTCAGCATCTAAATATTTACCCATTTGTAAATACTTTGAAATCATTCCATTTTTAGAAGATGTTGTTAATATTAGTCCCTCTTTATTTTCTAATATCCAATCTGTTTTTACTCTAGGAACCCTATAGTATCCGTCTTGAAATGATAAATAATTTATTCTATTAATATTTAAAAACCCTTGATAATCTTTTATAATTACTTTTTGAATTACATTTTTGTTTTGTAATTTTGATTCATATTCACCTATACTATCATTAACAAAAAATTCACAACCTACAATTGGCTTTATATTCTCAGATTTACATTTTTTATAAAAAGAAAAAGAGCCAGATAACGTACTTAAATCTGTCAAAACTAAAGATTTATGATTATGCTTTTTTGCCTCTTCTACATATTCTCCAACCTCACCAGCACCCTGTAATATGGAGTGGTAAGTATGAACTCCAAAATGCACCATTGATGAATTTTCTTCAATTTCTTTACTTTTACTTTTCCACTTATCTAAAATTGAAGATTCAGAAACTTTAGAGTCCAATAGAGAAGTTTCGTATTCACCAAAACTTAAAGCTCCTAACTTTTTTAACTCAAAGAAACACTTGGCCAAAGCTTCCACATCAACTAGTGCGTCATGTGCATCTTCAAACTTTTTTTCAAATAATTTTTGATGTAACTCTGTAAGCGATGGGTGTTTTAACCCCATCTTTCCTTGTATTCTACAAAAGTCTATAGTAGAATTCATAGTACATACATGAGTAATGTCTCTCATATGATTATTCATGCCCAACCTAAGAAACTCACAAGCTGTAACTCTATCGTCAAAACTTATATTATGTGCTATTAAGAATTTAGAAGAGCTAATTGATGAAACAAATTCATCAAGAGCATTTTTTAAAGGAATTCCATTTCTGTTAGCCCTTTCGTTTGTTATCCTATGAATCCTTATACTTTCTTGAGGAATTGTAAATCCATCAGGCTTTATAATTCTATTGTGAGAACTTATTTCTTTACCATTTAAATCATAAACCTTCCAAGCTATCTGAACTATTCTAGGCCAGTTATCAAAATCTGTTATTGGCGCACTAAAATCTTTTGGTAAACCTGTGGTTTCCGTATCAAAAACTATATACATATTACGACTACTTTTGTAATTAACAAATATAAGCATTTTAATCATATTTTAATAATTTTATAATATTTATTTTTATGGGCATGCTAAAAAACTTAAGGTATCACAATACTATTAAGTCTGATTTTAAAAAACTTTCTGGGAGGGAGCTTAAGGAATATATGGACTACCTTCTGTCTTTAAGAATACCTTTAGAAAAATATTATTTTGAAAAACTTAATGGCGCACAAAAAGAAACTTACATAGGAGATAGAATAAAATTATTAGACTGGGTTCAAGGTTATGAATTTAGTTTTATGAGTTCTAAACAAAAAGAAATGTATATATTTAGAAAAAGATATCTATCTAATGATGAATTTATGAAATTAGATAACTCCATAAAATCTTTTTATATACAAATGGCTGTGTATACAAAAATAAGACTAAATAATAATGAGTTTAGTAGGCTAAATGATAAGTTAAAAAAAGAGTATGCTAATTTTGCCTTTGAGTTTCCTCAAGAAGTATCTATTAAGATGTCTAAATTTCTAACAAAAAAAAATCAAAAAAAATACATAGAAAAACAGATACAGAGAGGTGTGAGCTTAACTACAGAAGAAATAAGTGACTTAAGTGATTTTTCAAAAAAATACTATTATAAAATTAAAAACATTAATGAAATTAGACTTTTAGTACAAAACGTTTTAAATGAATAGGTTTAATATTCACTTTCATTATCTTGTCTTTGACTTAAAATGCTACCTCTTAATTCAATCATAAGCTTTCTTAGTTCATTTAAATTATTTCTTGCATCAATAGAGGCGTCAACAGTACCTTTAAACATGAATTTATAAAGTCTAGGCTCAGTCTTTTCAATTAGTCTTTTTATTCTTTGCCACTTTTCATCTATATCGTATTCATCAGAAAAGTCCTTATCTAAACTTTCAGGCTTAACATTAATTCCTAATCTTTTTTCTCTTATTTCTTTTTTTAACTCTTCATATCCCATAACTAATCACTTTTAGTCCCACTATTTAAAGTGTCTTCACCATCAACATTTAATCCAGTCTCTTCATTAATTTTCTCAAGAGCTTCTGTAATTTTGTTCATCATTGACTTGGTTTTTGTATTTAAATTTTTATTTTTATTTGTTAGTATATTTATCTTTTTATCTAAATGGAAATTTTTATTATTTTCAAATAATATAGTTTCCGACAAAGCTGCCTCTCCAGCCATATCTTCACCTCCAGAATCTTCATCTCCGCTAAATGCTGATTCTCCACCAAACTCTGAATCTCCACCGTCACCATCTTCTCCACTTTCAGAATCACCTTCTGGTATAGCTCCAATTTTTTTAAATTTATCATCGATATCAGTAAAAAGCCCAGTATTTGCATATTCTTCTACTGCAGAGTCTATTTCTGCAAACATTTTCTTTTCTACCTTTTTTTGTCTTAATATTTGTTTTATCTCATTTTTGGAAAATCCCATAATAAATTCCATAGCCCAAGTATATGAAACTGGGGAGGTGGCCTCGCTAGTAAAAAGTTCTTTAAAAACCTCCAGCCTTGCCTTCATAGTTTCAAGCTTTAGCAATTCTTGTTGAGTAGATGGATTGGTTAATTTTAAATCAAAATTATCCATATCATCTTCAAAGCCTAATAAAAATAAATGAACATTAGCAATTCTTCTTAGCTCTATGACTATATTTTCTTGTATTCTATTTATCGTTCTACTAAACCTTAAGTCTGCTTGAGATAAAGTAGAGCCCCCAGCTAATGCTTCAGAGTAATTCAAATAAGTTTTTGGAACCTTAAGTGCTGCAAAAAGTTTATTTTGTAAATACTCAACATCTTGAATCTCTCCAAGATTTGAGGCGCCAGGCAAAGTTTCTATTCTAGATGATTTATCTCCCCTAACTGGCACAAAATAGTCTTCCTCCATAGTAAGTGGATTATACTTTAAATTCATTTGCCCAGTTTTTTGGTCAACTATAGGAGATTTTTTTAATTCTCTCTTAATTCTTTCTACATATTGCTGAACGTCTGCAGACTCTAGGTTACCAACCTCTATATAGTGAACTCTTCTTTCTGGTGCTCTAATAATTCTATATACCAACATAGCATCTTCTGCTAATTGTAGTTGTTTCCAAAGTTTTCTTGCAGAATCTAATACGCTTCTTCCGTATGGTAATTTAGTCCCATCAGAAACTAATCTAAAATGTGCAATTTGAAACTCCTCAAAATACATGTTATTTATATCCCATTTAAATCTTGAAGAATTTACATTTCCATCAAACGCTTCTTCTCTATGTATTTCGGCAACTGGTAGCATTCGTGCATCATATATACCTTCTTTTTGGTCTATTTCTAATTTTGCAAAAGCATCTCCAAATTTAACCATCTCTCTAACCCAAAAAGTTAGATTATACTCTATATTAAGCCTACCGTAAAACAAATCTTTTAATACAGTTTTTATTCTATCGTTTTCAGAATAAATTGACAATATATCACCTCTCTCATCTCTAGTAACACAATTATGAGAAAATACTCCATTTTTACCATCAGAAGTTAATATTGCAAAATTATGATGTTCACCTACATTAACTAAATCATAAGTTTTTCTTTTTCCTATATATTTTATATTTTTTATGCTATGATTTATAGACTCTACAAAATCTCCCCATTTTTCAAATCCTTTTTTATTTAAAAAAGTATGAACTTTTCTAGTTTTCCATCCATTTTCTTTACATATTTTAGACATTGAACGATTAATGTTTTTTACTCCTTCAGAATTAATACACGCTAATTTTAATGAATCTAAAGATATATCATTTATTATAAAATCTATGTCTTCCCATCTTTGTATGTTTAAGCTTTTATATGAATTTGACTTTCTTAAGATAACTTTATTAGTGTTTAAAATCTCACATGCCTCATCAATAGAATTGCTTTTTTTATAAGCAACTAAAATATCA